AGTTCGCTTGACTTGACTCGTATTCTTTTTGAGCGTTTGTCAGCGCAAATCCGCTACCTGTTTTCAGAAGATCCGCAGGAGAACCCATTTGCATTCCTGAAGTGTACTGAGGAGAAATAAACGGAGTGGCACCCTGCTGAAGACCTCCAAGATTTGCCGCTTGTCCAACAATTGGCTGGAGTCCCAGAGCGGACTGGACGTTGGCAATATTCTGCTGGCGACCTGCCATCATCTGCTGTTGAGAAGCCATCTGGCCTGCAAAGCTTTGTTGCGCCGCGGTGTTCCGCTGACCGGTGGCTGCGAGGATGTTCTGGAAAGCTTCCTGTGCGTTCCGATTGGCGGTATCGCTTGTGCTTTGACCGCTCTGAAGCAAGCCCATTGCAGCGTTCCAGCGTTGAGAGTTGGCGTTTCCGAGAGCATCTTGAATTGCGAGCGACTCACGAAGAGCCGAAGGATTGCCAAGAACATTGCCAATGGAACTTCCGCGAGCGCGAGCGGCTTGCTGGACCCGTCGCTCCATGCTTGGATCCAGAGTGCCAACTTGAGAAAGACCCTGTTGGATCTGGCGTTCAAGCTCGCTACGAATCAACTGAGAAGCCCCTGTATCCTGTTGGGCACCAGGCATTCCAACCCTCTCGTAGGTGGGCGAGTCTATCCGCGTATCCGGAGCGGCGGCATCCCCCTTAACATCGCTGAGGAACTGTTCGTAGAGATCAAACTTCCGAGGATCAAGAGCCTCCAGTTCTTTTCTGCGTTGCTCTGAAAACTGGGTTCCAAATTCCTTGGCAAGCTCAAGTTGTTTGCCTGCAAGCTCTGGCGCAATTTGAGCAGCAGCCCTTGCAAATGCTGTAGCAACCTGAATGTCGCCAGTCTCTCGAAAATCATAAGTCTTTCCATCAACCTCGATTTTCCTGCCTAGTTTAGCGGCAGCTTCTAATGCCCTTAGTTTTGGAAAGGTTTCAGCGTTAGCCTCTACAGCCGCTCTATTAGCCGCTGCCAAATCAGGAGCTTTGTAATCATCTCCGCACATTTGCGGATGACCCCAAGGAATGCAGGAGTAATCTTTAGCCCAGTCATCTTTGGCAAACAGCATTACGCTGTGAGCCAGAACCATTGATGTATTAAAATCTATATTCATACTCCTCCTTCAAAAAGTTCAGTTTTCCAAATAGGTTTATATCCAAATCTCTTCATATATGAGTTGTATGGACTTCTTTCGTTGCAAGCTATGAAATACTTAGGAAACCCTTTTGTTTCCATAATAGAGTCATAAACCCGTTTGAGGTGCATGCTATCTCTAGCTGAAACCCTTTCGGTGTGATGCCAAACCAACAGAAGTGGAACTCTTGCAATAGATGACGCACCAATGATCTCGCCATTTCTTTCAACCACATGGGTTGGATAATTGATCGAGTCGTTGTTTGCCCGTGCAGCTTGAAGAACTTGAGTTTCTTGCTCAAGCGTTTGTATTAGTCTAATCGTTGGGAATGCGTTCATTGTTGGGGTCTGACCGAATCAACGAAGCCAGAGAGAATGGTGGATTGCAAAGACAAGCGACCAGCGTCTGCGGTTACCTTGAATTGCAAAGTATTCCAGCGGCCTTGGCTAATCAGGTTGTAAGCCTTCAGGAACTTCTGGCTTGAGGTGATCGCCAGCGCGGAATCGAGAGTCACGAATGTGTCCGACATATCCTTGGCCAACGACACTGCGGCGGTCGTGGTGGCGGTAGTGTACGGGTTATCGAAGGCGAACTGAACGCTGTACCCGATCTTGTCGGGGATAGGTTCGTTGAGGTTGTAAGCCTTGGTGATCACCGTGGATTCGTAATTCGCACCGCCATCGGTGTACGCGGAGCTTGAGACCGGCGACAACCGGCTGTTCGGTAGGTAATCGTTGAATGACCAGACCTGGCCCGCTCCCGCTGATACCGAGACGATATCGCCGGCAAACATGAGGACGGGTCCAAATGTTGAGAACGAGGTTGGGATGAAGTCGTTTACGATCCAGTTGTCCCAATATCCAAGCCAAGAGCGGGCCAGTGAGTGATAGACGATGACCGCGTTGTTCTCGTTGAGTGCCCCTTCGAGGGCGATATCGAGGCTGTTCTCGGTCAGGAGCGCGTACTCGCTTTCGATTCCAAGGATCGCTGGTTCCTCGGCAACGAACGGAACAGCCAACAGATAGCGGTTGTTCCAGAATACACCGTCGCAGAGATCGAGTTTGGTCTTGTCGATGCGACTGATGAGATCGTTGATCGGGCTGGAGAGCGCGAGACCTACGCTAGTCTGGGTACCGGCTTGGATCTGCTGGAGAGATCGGATGCCGTCGCGGGAGAAGAAGAATACGTCAGGACCAACCGCGGTGATGGACCGGTGCGATGAGCAGCCGATATTGCCGCTGATGAGTGATATGGTCCAATCGGCAGCATCCTGCGTAGGATCGGCATTTACGCTCCAAATAGAGCGTTCCTTGAAGACGATGAGTTGATAGCCGAACCAAGAGTAGAGTCCCTTGATGGGATCGCCATCGCCACCGATCCGAAGAGACCCGAGAGGATCCCAGGATTCTCCATCGAGGATATCCGAGAAGTAGAGGGTATCGGGCTGGATCGAGGTATCCGCGGAAACTGCGAACAACCGATTGGTATGGGTGGTTAGATAGATCGGCTTGGCAGGAGGCGTGAGCGATACAAAGGCTACGGCGTGAGAACCGCCACCACCACTTATGCTTACTGAAGGAGCGGTTGTGTAGCCGCTACCGGGATTAGTGATCGTTACGAAAACAAGGTTACCATCGTTGGCAACAACCGCGGTTGCGGTGGCCGTTACGCCGCTGGGAGGAGCAGCAATGGTTACCGTGGGAACGGCTGACAGGTTCGATCCCTGATTGATGACATCGATGCGGCTGATCTTGCCGGCTGTGGTCGAGCTGTTGAGGTTCGCGCTTGAGACGTATTTCAGCGTTCCGAGACCGTCCGAATAAAACAATTTGTCATTTAATTGAGCAAAATAGACGTAGGAAGCGGAAGCGTTGAGCGTTGAACCCGAAATCAGGTTGTAGGAAACGCCGGGTGATCCGAAGTAGAGACTCTTGGTGGAGGTACTATTGTCGTTAACGGCGATGACGAGGCGTTCGGATGCGGCTGTATCGAAGTAGAAGCCGGACAATACGGTCGCATTGATGGGGAGATTACTGCCGAAGTTGGAAGTCGTTGACTCCCAGTTGGTGAGAACGTCCTCCCAGTTGGCGGTGATGCTGTTGCCTGCCAGTGAAACGGCTCCTAGACGAGTGACGAGATTTCCGAAGTCGTCATAGTCCATGTTGATGGCCGATTCCATGCTGGTTGCAGGAATGCCATCGGGACGAGTGGCTGAAATTACGCCGGTCGAAAACCCAGTGCTTCCATCCAGAAGCATCTGGTCATCGAGAGCATCTGAGGATTGGAATGGCATGGCGGATTACAGGATGTCTTGGAACGTGTAATCGTACAAGCTATCTGGGATGATGCGGCTGATTTGCTGTTGTTGGCCGCGTTCCATGTCTTTCATGATTGCGACCTGAGCGGCTCCCTCTTGGAACTTGGCTTGGGCTTTACCGTACTGCCGAGAGTATTCGAGGAGATCGCCTTCGGTGTAGGCCATTAGAGCGTTCTCTACGCCTCGCAGCTCGAAGTTGGTATCGTTTGAGATGGTAACCGCCTCACCGAACTGCCGCATCTGCGACTGTTTCTTGGCGAGGATAAACAGAGTTCCATCGGCGTTGGGCGTGGGAACGAGCTTAATGCGGGGAACACCGGCCTCGCCATAAGCTCCACCGATCAATCGAGTCCAGTTAACGAAGTTGCCGGGGGTGGATTTACGGCTATCGACGTTGTTCCAAGTATTGGGATCTAGCTGAAAGAACGAGACCCATTCCGCGGCGGGTACTTCGATGCCATCGGTATCTCCGGTGACCGTGAAGCGGATGGCTACGGGAAAGTCGATGAAGGTATTGTAACCGGTCCCTGAAGCGTAAGCGGAGGTGACGTAATCGGAGAGCGTGACGATCTCAGTGCCGGCGGTGACCGGATGAGAGATAATGCCGAGGGTATCGTTCCACAGGCAGGAATCCCAGATCATCGAGTAGCGGCGGATACAGAACTTCTTGGCCAACGCGATGGTAGCCGAGTCTGTAAACGACAGCTTGTCGCAAGCCGCTTGAGCCGCTTCGGAGGGTTTCATGCGAAGTATTCTTGCAAGATCATTGAGGAGCTGGCGCGGGCAGCGGAAGATGAGTTAGCTCCATTAATCACATCTTGATACGTCTTATTAACCCACATTGACGGGAACGTAGCACCAGTTGCATACAAATGGATCCTGTAAGTAACAGCAGATGCGGATGCAGGTGAATCAAGAATCTGGATAAACTGGCTACTAAGGAACTCAGTGCTGTAAGCAGCACCAAGTCCAGTGAACGGTGCAATACCATACAAGTTGGAACCAACATTGTTAGAACCAATCTCTACGTTGTTTCGAGTAACTCTGAATGCTCCGAATTGTGAATTACTTATGCTAGTATAGTTGATAGCTATAGTAACCAACACCGTTGAAGCTATAGACCTAGGGGTGATCGATGTGGTAAGCACCGTTATCTCAGTGCCAGATCCAGTGCTGGTAGCAACGAACGGACTTGCACCAGCGGTGGAGTCTTTATAGAAAGTCTGTTTTACTTGAGGAGCGGTTGTCGCACTTATCCCCAACGAACTGGCGGGAACAACCTTAACCTTGCTCGAATCGCTTGCGTCGGTTATAAGAACCTTATCGGCGGCAAGATCAACCGTAACGGTTGAGATGTTGGGAGCCGTGATGTTGTCCGAGTTGAGGATCAACGTGTCGGTGCCGGCATTGCCCAACGTGGTGTTTCCGTTGGCTGCAAGATCACCGGCTAGCGTGGTATTGCCGGTTACGCCAAGGGTTGTTCCAACAGTAGCCGCTCCCGTAACAACAGCACTGGCCAACGTAGAGACTCCCGTGACTCCGAGAGTAGTCCCAACGGTAGCAGCTCCGGTGACTCCAACGCTTGCTAGTGTGCTTGCTCCGGTTACCCCGAGGGTACCGGTAACGGCGGTGGCACCGGTCAGTGTGGAGGTTCCAGTGACCGCAAGGTTTCCTGGTACCGTGAGGTTGCCGGTGAGCGTGGTTGCCCCGGTGACATTAAGCGCACCGCCTATGGTCGCTGCACCGCTTGTAATGAGGCTTGAGAGGTTCGTAGCCCCGGTGACAGCCAAAGTACCCGCAACAGCCGTGTTGCCGCTTGCAGAGGCCACTGTGAGCTTGTTAGTGGCTACGCTGAAGTCTCCGGTGGTATTGACTGCAACGCTAGAGATCTGGAGTGCAGAGTCATTGCCGCTGCCGTCGCTGATGGCTTTGAGCGATGCGCCTACGGTGGAGTTGTCGGAATTCTTGAGTAGGCCAGTGTAGGTCGATGCAACGCTACTGCCTGTGAGTGGTGTTCCCATATCAGTTCTTTGGTAAAACGTACCAACCTGCCGGCAGAACCACCTTGGATGGCCCCACCAGCTTCTTGTCAGAATCGAATCCGTACACGCTGGCTTTCACCGGCTGGGCCAGCATCACAGGATCACCGCTTGGCACCAGGATCACCTTCGTCTGCTGGCAACCCAGGCAGATCGGCAACACGAGCAGCCAGATCATTCTTGAGAGGCTTTGGCGCATTTCCATCTTCTACTTTTGGTGCAGGCGTCTCTCGGAGGAAATCCAAGAGAGCCTTCACGAGTTGGTAAATCCAGTTCAAACCGGAGGAACGACAGCGTCCTTGGCATCCTTAGCCCAGATCAGGCCGATACCAGCGGTGACCGCGGCGATGGTAGTGGTTAGGTCCAGGTTGGTTGTCGGGTCATTGTCGAAGAAGGCCTTCAAGGCTCCTCCAATAGCAATCAGGATAGCACCAACACCGGCGAGAGTTGTTTTCGTGTTTTTCATTTGGATTTAAATAAGCGATACGCTCCGTAACAGGCACAAAGTAAGCCAATCACAGCGGTGATAAGCCTTACCCAGTCGGTGAGCTGTGGGATAAACGAAACAGCGGTGGCACCTGCCGCTGCTGCTAGGCTGAGTCCAGGGCTGGTGCTGCTGTTCGTTGGTTCCATTACTCGGATTTAGGCTGTGCGGCTGCGAGGATTAAGTCTGCCAAAGGAACGCCTACCTTAGCGTTCTGATAGCCACCGGCTTTGATGGCTATGTCGATGAGTTGGAGGAGGCTATTGGCCTGCTCCTGAGTGAGTTCGATCTTGATCATGCGGCGGAAGTATCGGCAACCACCACAGGCTCCGCAACCACAACCAGAGGAGGAACCGGCACCCACGGCAACGGCAGCGTCACCACCGGAGGGTTGATCTGGTTCTCGATCTGCTGCGTCACGTTCGCCTCAATAGCCGCTTGATCGACTCCGTTGCTGTAGCACCAGTTCAAGACCTGCGCTTCGGTCAGGTCTTCGTAAGGCGTGAACTCACCAGACGGCGGCTGGAACGAGCAGGAGCCATAGCAGGTTCCGCTGTATTGATCCTGAGTACCGTTGCAACGCCAGTCGGCGGTGATGACGACATCGGTGAGGGAGCCTTCGGTCGGTTTGACGAGAAGGCGTTCGATGATCCAGAGGATGGTCATAAATTAGCGAGCTTCGAGGGTTTGGACGCGGGCGGTGAGTTCTTGGATAGCGGCAACCAAGATGGGGACGACTCGGGACATATCAATCGACTGAGCGTTGATACTTCCGTCTGCGTTCACGGCATCCTTCTCGCCAGTTACAGCGGCAGAAACAACGGAGGCTAGTTCGTGAGCCAAGAAACCTTCGCCATCGGAACCGTTTGATTTCCACTTGTAGATCGACGGCTTCAGCGCGTTGACGCGAGCCAGACCACCAACAAGCGGTTGGACAGCTTCTTTCAACCGATAGTCTGAAGTGCTATTAAACGTCGTTCCGGTGGTGGTGACTGATATGTCTCCAACCTCAAGACCCTGACGAGCAAAAGCAGCAGTTTTACCATTAGATGCAATTCGATTAAGATTAAGTGCTGTGTCTCCGCTGCGAGATGCTTGAAGAGCCACAGAGCTAACAACACATCCTTGATTTGTGGTATTCCAAACAACATTATTTGTCGTACCTACCATCAAATTTCCACTCGCATCGAGGGTCATTGCTTGGGTGAAGGTGATGGCGGTTCCAACAGTGCCGGAGGCGGCGGTCTTAAAACGAAATTCACCGTTAGTAAATTGGATCAAGCTGCTTGCCGCTGTTGCGCCATATTTGTATCCAACACTGTCGAAATAGAAATTACTTCCAATTTCTGCGGCGTTTGAATATCCAAGAATTGAAGCACCTCCGAGGCTACCGATCTGAAGCCCTTTGAGTCCACTCCCCCACGCACTCGGCGTAACCCCCACGCCCAACCCCGTGGAGTTTAGGGTCATGGCGGTGGTGCCAGCTACGGACCATGTGGCTACTCCAGTGGAGTCGATGCGGTAGCGTTCTAGCGGAGCGGCATCGGAGGTTCCTGCGCGAGTGGCAACATAAAAATCCTTTGTTCCGTAAGCCGCAACGCTTGTATTAACGGCACCAACTATTACGGGAGCAAAAGTCGCTCCTGTTGGGCCAGATCCAAAGCCAACTTCGGTGATTCTTGAGTTTGTATTACCATCATCACCAATCAATCTAAGAATTTCACCGGAACCAATAGTTGTAATTGCATTTGCGCTTTGATTGATTTCGCAACGCTTACCGGGACTAGCCGTACCAATACCCACCCGATTGTTCGTCGAATCAACCTTCAGCGTCGAGGTGTCCACCGTCAGATCGCCGGTGATGGTGGCGGAGGCGAGGGTGGCGGTGCCGGATGCTCCGAGGATGTTGTTTACGCTGATCTTCTTCGTCGTACCAGATGCTGCCATCGTGGTATCGCTGACATCAACGATAGGGATAACGTCATTAGCCGGATCAGCGGCGGTCAACGCCGTCAGTGCTGTAATCTTTGTGTCTGCCATAGGTCAGTAAACGGTTAGAATGAATTTGTCGGATGCTTCGGTTAAAATGAGATCGGTGCCCTGCTCAGTTGCCATTCGATCGTAGGTGCCAAAAGACAACACGATCTTCCCAGTTCCATCCTCTTGCAGTACGAAGAAATCGTCTTCCTGCAATAGATCCCGGCGCACGATCGGCAGATCGGCGGGCGTGACGTTTCCGCCAGACCCACTTGATGCCAATCGTGTTCCAAGAGCGAGTGTCACGGTTAGGAGCTGATGATTCCGTTGAACGCGACCACCTGACCACTGGAAATCTGGAAGCTCGTAATCGGCCCAGGAAGCGTAATGCCAGCGGGGATAGCCACTGTGGACCAAGAGCCGCTGATGCCATTACCGGTGATCGAAGTGAAAGTGGTGACGGCAATCGTGGTGATCGCAACGAATGGGCCAGTGGTCAACGCGGTAGAGGTCACGAGCTGGAAGCCCGCATTGCCCATCGAATACTCGGTTGCCAGATTAGATTCTATGCTCA